CACCGCAAAGCGCTCCAAACTTCTTAAGAAGTTGGGGGCAAAATGTCACTATCGTTTTGCCCTCACTGGACAGCCAATTGAGAACAGGCCAGAGGAATTGTTTTCAATCATGCAGTTTGTTGACCCCTCAGTACTGGGGAAGTTTGATTTGTTTGACAGGACATTCATTGTTCGTGACCATTTTGGTAAGCCTGTTCGCTATCGCAACCTCAAACAATTAAACGAATCAATGACGGAAGCAATGGTTAGAAAAACTCGTGATGACATCAAAGACCAGTTACCCGAGGTCATCACACAAGTGATTCCCGTTGAGTTTGATAAAGCAGGTGCTACCCTGTACAAAGCCATTGCTGGGGACCTCCTCAATGAGATTCAAAAAGCAATAAGCCAACACGGAAGGTCGTTTGATTTATGGGCGCATTACCACGGAGGAGCAGGCAATGAGGCACAAGGTCAAATCATGGCCCGTCTTACTGTTCTTCGCATGCTGTGCGACAATCCTGACCTGGTTGTTGACTCAGCGAAAGAGTACGACAACCCACGGAGCGGAGACGGAAGTTCCTACGCCTCAAAGTTATTCCATGCTGGCGCTATACCACCTGGCATCAAAACCCCAAAACTAGACACTGTTGTCAATTACATTGAAGATGTACTCAATGAAGACCCAACTAACAAAGTTGTATTGTTCTCGTTCTTTAAGAAAAACCTACGGCTTATCCAAGAGGCAACTCAAGGAGTTACTGGAAGCGTACTGTTCATGGGAGGCATGGATGCACACTCCCGAGACCTTGCCAAGCAGAAATTCCAGACCGACCCTGATGTTCGGCTCTTTCTATCCTCTGATGCGGGAGGCTATGGGGTGGACTTACCACAAGCCAATTACCTTATCTCTTACGACCTCCCTTGGTCGGCTGGCAAACTTGACCAAAGGGAGGCCAGAATCATACGACTTTCTTCAACACACCCTCATGTCACAATTACTTCGTTCGTCATGAAAGGCTCCATTGAGGAAAGGCAGTATGAAATGCTTCAACAAAAGAGAGGCATCAACAGCGCATTCCTTGACAAGGGGTACGACAACCACGGTAAGTTTGAGTTGAACTTGGGCACCCTGTCCGAGTTCCTAAGCCACTAAGAGGTGTGACATGAACAAGCCAGATGATTACTACGAGAGACTTGCGCAAGAATTCAAGAAGTCTAAGGAAGCCATTGACGCTTTGACCAAGCGACAGAACGACATGAAGGCCGAGTTGATTGCGGCTATCAAGGAGAAGGGTTACTCCGACGACAAAGGACACCTGTGGTACACGGCTGGCTCCACCGAACTAAAGTATGAACGGCGTGTTAGCAGGACGTTCAATGCCCAAGCCGCCGAGCAGTGGGCACGGGAGCAGGGTCTGTGGGATGACCTCAAAAAGATTGTGGAGATGCTGGACGAAGACAAACTATTGGGGTACGCATGGAACCACAATGAGGTTGAAGAAGTCATCCAAAGTTTCTACGAAGAGAAGGAATCCTGGGCTTTCAAAGCATGAAAGACGTCCTTGACCTGTTTGGCGACCTGCCCGACTACCCTGGCAAGCGTGCGCCCAAGAACAGACCCGCAACTGGAAAACCCATGCGGGACACCGCCGAGGACCGCTATAACGGGGCTAAAGGTAAAGAGTACGTAATCAATGGAGAACGACACATGTTCTATTCCATTGGAGAAGTGTGTAAGGCATTGGGCAAAAGACCCGTTACACTACGGATGTGGGAAAGCAAAGGCTGGATTCCAAAACCCAGTTTTCGCACACCACCCCCGAATGGTCAACAGGTTCCAGGGAAGGCAGTCAAAGGAAGACGGTTGTACAGCCAGTCACAACTTGACACGCTACTGGATGCTGTGGAACAATTCGGTGTAGCCAACTACGCCACAGGCGATTGGGATGGCTTCAGACAATACATCAAAGAACATTGGACACGTTAGGAAAGACATGAGTAAGTACGACGACGAAGAGACAACCACCCCCCAGCCTGTTGCTACGGCAGGGCGAACCATCATTCGTGGTGGGTGGAACGCTGTAGAAGAGACCAAGAATGCAGACTCACCGTTTGCCCAGCGTCTCAAGGTGACAGAGGACCCCATCATTATCAAGTTCCTCAACGATGAGCCGTACGCCTCGTGGCGCCAGCACTGGGTTGAGCGACAGGGTCAGAAGTCCTTTGTCTGCATTGCCGACATTGACCCCAACGGTTGCCCGTTGTGCGATGCGGGTAGTCGCCCCTCTGTCCGTATTTCTTTCAACGTGGCGCTTCTTGTTGCTGGCGAGGAGCCAGTTCTGAAGTCCTACGAGGTCGGTCCCCGTGTCATTGACCAGTTGAAGAACTTCCACACCGACCCCCGCACAGGTCCCCTGTCCAAGAACTACTGGGCAGTCAGCAAGACTGGCAAGGGCGCAACAACCGCCACTGCGCACCAGTTGGTTAAGGAGCGTGACCTTGAGGAGTGGGGTCTTGAGGCTCTCACCGATGCCAACCTGAAGATGCTCAGCAACAAGGCGTACACGGCAGACATCATTGCCATTCCGTCACGCAAAGACCTCCTCTCAGTCGCTGACGAAGACGTAGCGTGATTGGTGGGGTAACCGCCCCAACCGTTTTGCACATCGTTACCTCTCTTGATGAACTTGACTTTGCCGTCAGGTACATCAAGGAGGTCGGTGCATTTGCATTTGACGTTGAAACCAGGGGCGTTCTAGAACGGCATCCCGACTTTAAAGAGTCAATGGAGGTGGCGTGGAAAGCCCACGTTGCGACTCTTAAGAATCCATCGCCCGAAATACAGAGGCGTGCCTATGACAACTTCTATGAGAAGTACCAGTCACAGATTGCACTTAATCCTCTGCGCAACGATGTCTTTTGGATAGGTCTTGCCACCCAAGGACATTCGTGGGCCATCCCCATGGGCCACACTCTGGGTGTCATTGTTGAGCCAGAAGAGGTTGGCTCTGGCAACACTGTTCCTCCCCCTGGCTACAGGAAGGTGCTCAAGAACGGCACCGAGTCCATGGCTAAAGCCAAGTACGTCAAGCCAGCCGTTCATGCAGATGTGCCAGAGCAGTTGACACACTCTGATGTCTTTGATGCCCTGAAACCCCTGTTCTTCAGTGACCTCGTTAAGGTCGGGCACAACGTGAAGTTTGACGCCCGAAGCATTCAAAAGTATTACGGAGAGTTACCGCCAGGTCCATACGCTGACACGATGTTGTTGCAACACATCGTAAATGAGAATCTAATGTCGTATTCTCTTGAGCAACTAATCATGCACAACTACGACAAGCATGATGCCTACTCACGGGACGGCAAACTTGGAAAGATAATCACGGCGGTACCAATTGACAAAGCCGCACATTATGTCCATTTAGATGTTCGCTGGACGTGGCTACTGTATTGCAGGCTGTGGGAAAAAATCAAAGTAGACACCACCCTGATTGATTGCTTCTATCAAGATTCACAGGTTCTTAGAATCCTCATGGAGATGGAGAACGCAGGAATCCCCGTCAACCAGCGGAACATGAAGACGCTGGGCAAGGACCTAGACGGGCGTATGCGTGACATCCTGCTGGAACTATCGGAGTTCACGCCTGCTGGATTCAATCCTGACTCCACCAAACATAAGCAGGCTTTCTTGTTCAACAAGAAACGTGAGGGGGGTTTGGGGTTGAAGCCCCACAAACTCACAGAGAAGGGTGCCCCATCCGTTGACGAGGAAAGCCTCCGTGTTCTGGAGCATCACCACAGGGCAATATCATTGTTGATTGAGTGGGCAGAGACGCAGAAACTCAAGTCAACGTATGTGGATGGGTTGTTGCCCAAGTTGTACAAGAGCAGATTGCACCCCTCGTTTCACCTTCACCGCACCGCCACGGGACGCCTGTCCTCAAGTGACCCCAACCTCCAGAACATCCCCCGTGATTCAAACGTGCGCAGTCTGTTTGTTGCACCAGATGGGTACGAACTTCTCGTAGCAGACTACGACCAGATTGAGTTGCGGGTCATGGCCATGTTCTCGCAGGACAAAGAACTTCTCAACGTGTTCAACAACGACATTGACATTCACGTTGGGGCGGCGGCTCTGCTATTTGGTAAGAAGATTGAAGACGTGACCCCCGAAGAGCGACAGATTGGAAAGGGGGTTAACTTCCTGACCGCATACGGAGGTGGAGCAGGGAAGTTGGCACGCACCACTGGAATCTCTTTTGACCAGGCTCAGAGCATGATTCAGGAATACTACAAACAGTTCTCAGGTTTGACTAGGTGGAAACAACAGGTCATAGCACATGGTCGCAAGATGGGGTACGTAACTACACTGTCAGGAAGGCGCCGCAGGTTGCCAGACTTGTCCTCAACCAATGACGAACACAGGTCACGGGCTGAGAGACAAGCAGTGAACGCCGTGGTACAAGGGTCGGCCGCTGACCTGTGCAAGAAAGCCATGATTGATATTGACCACGTACTGAGAGACACTGGCTGTTCCATGCTGGTTCAGGTTCATGACGAACTGGTAGTGGCAGTACCAGAGGGTTCTCTAGAT